AAGTTTAGGCATAGGTTATATTGGTCTTGCACATTATCTAGCAAGAAATAAAGTAAATTACGCAGACAAAGAGGCATGGCGATTAGTTGATGAACTAACAGAGGCATTTCAATTTTATCTACTAAAGGCGTCAAATACATTGGCTGAAGAAAAAGGTAAATGTGAATACTTTGAAAAGACAAAATATTCTGATGGCATTTTACCAATTGACACTTACAAAAAAGAAGTTGATGAATTAGTTAAAACTAAATATCAATTTGATTGGGAGTGGTTAAGAAGTAAAATCAAAAAACATGGGCTACGACATAGCACACTCTCAGCCCAAATGCCATCTGAATCCTCTAGTGTGGTTTCCAATGCTACAAATGGCATTGAACCACCTAGAGATTATTTAAGTATTAAGAAGTCAAAGAAAGGTACATTAAAACAAATTGTACCTCAATATGCGACATTAAAGAATAATTATACTTTATTATGGGACATGGCTGGCAATGAAGGATATATAAATATCGTTGCAGTAATGCAAAAGTATTTTGACCAAGCGATTAGCGGTAACTGGTCATACAATCCAGAAAATTATGACGACAATCAGGTGCCTGTTTCAGTAATGGCGCAAGACCTTTTGTCAACTTACAAATATGGCTGGAAAACAAGTTATTATCAAAATACTTATGACGCTAAAAAAGATATTGACGAACCATCTCATCCAGTAGGTTGGCAAGATAATGTAGAAGAAACTAAACCATCAACTTTACAAGTTGAAGACGAGGCTTGTGATAGTTGTACAATATAGGAGTTAAACATGGCATTTTTATGTGTCAATACACCTCATATAGATGTATATGTAAAGAAAGAATATCTTTACGACTTACAAAAAGGTCATGGTGAATTAGTTGAGGGTGTATGGGTTACAGCAAAGTCAATACAAGGCAGAGCATTATATTTTGAAACTTATATACCAGAGTATGGTGCCTTATTTGATAAGTTACCAATTAGTGCGTTTGTATGGAAAAAAGATATTAAAGAAAATGTACCTCTTACAGAGCTACAATTATGGGATTGTTTTAGTTATGATATTACAATTATTGAAAAACAAATGCTTAGTGGCAATCAATGTAAATATCTATCGCCAAATAAAAAATGGTATCATGGGTGGTATATGTTTACAATAGATAATGCTAATGCAACAAATTTAGAAAGAAATGTTACTTACAGCGAAACGCCAAGTCAACATAAATCTTTCAATATATTAAAGTTAGATAACGGCCATTTTGCGGCTCAACCTAACAATAGAGTTATCTTCTATGATAAAAGCTATACACCTAGCAAATTGAAGTTTCCTGACTTCAAAGTGTCCACAATAGAGTATAGTGTAGAAGGCGAACAAAAGTGGACAGCAGGTGATGACGATAAATTTTTTTATGAATTAACGGAGAGCGAAAAAATGCAACAAGAACTGGAACCAATAGATGAGTAGAAGCGTATTTAATAAAAGTAAAGATTTGGATGTAATGAAACAACCAATGTTTTTTGGTGAAGACTTACAAGTACAACAATATAGTGATATGAAATATCCTATATTTGATAAGTTAAACCAACAACAACTAGGTTATTTCTGGCGTCCTGAAGAAGTATCTTTACAAAAAGATAGAAACGATTATCTACAATTAAATGAACAACAAAAGTTTATATTTACATCTAATCTTAAATATCAAACCATGTTAGATAGTGTTCAAGGTAGAGGTCCATGTTTAGCATTTTTACCATTTGTTTCTAATCCAGAATTAGAAGGTTGTATTGTAACATGGGACTTTATGGAAACTATTCATTCTAGGTCTTATACATACATTATTAAAAATTTATATTCAAACCCTAATGAAGTATTTGATACAATTATTAAAGATGAAAAGATTGAAAAAAGAAGTCAATCAGTTACAAAAACCTATGACGATTTAATAGAAATGGGTTATAGATGGCATTTAGATAAAGATAAAATTGACCTCTATGAACTTAAAAAGAAAATGTATCTAGCTATGTGTACAGTAAATATATTAGAGGGTTTAAGATTTTATGTATCATTTGCTTGTTCATTTGCATTTGGTGAATTAAAACTTTTAGAAGGTTCTGCTAAAATTATATCATTCATTGCGAGAGATGAAAGTCAACACCTTGCAATGTCGCAAACAATTATTAATAATTGGAAAAGAGGTGATGATAAAGATATGGTCAAGATTGGCAAAGAATGTGAAAAAGAAATATATAAAATGTATGATGAAGCATTAGCGGAGGAAAAGCGTTGGGCAACATATCTATTTTCAAAAGGTTCTATGATAGGTCTATCAGAGAAGCTATTACACCAATTCGTAGAATACATGGCAAATCGAAGAATGAAAGGTATTGGTTTAGAACCAAGATACGAACAAAGAACAAATCCACTACCGTGGGTAGACCATTGGTTGAATTCAAAAGGCACTCAAAACGCACCACAGGAAACAGAGATAGAAAGTTATGTGATTGGTGGTGTTAAACAAGATGTTAAGAAAGACCAATTTAAGAAATTTAAATTATAATGGATAACAAAGTTACAAAGACCTGCTCCAATTGCGAAACTAAATATACCGTAGCATGGGATAGTGAAGAGCAAGATTTAGAACCTCTTACTTGCCCATTTTGTGGATACGAGGTAGAAAATGAAGAAGATGAAGTTGAGTGGGTCAACAAAGACGAAGACGATAATTGGGATTGATTATAGTTTAACAAGTCCTGCCGTTTGTGTGAACAATGGTAACTTAATGTTTTACTACTTGACCACTAAAAAGAAATGGGTAGGCCAACAGAGTGAGGATATAATTGGTTATGAACATAAAGAGTGGACTGACCCTATACAAAGATTTAAAAACATTTCAGATTTTGTCATTGACATTATCTTTCAAACTTATAATCCACAAATTTTTATTGAAGGCTATTCATTTGGTTCTAAAGGCCAAGGTCTTTTTCAAATCGCTGAAAATTGTGGCATACTCAAATACAGATTACAAGAAAAAAATTACCCTTATCAAACCGTTGTACCAAGTGTTGTTAAAAAAGGTGCTACAGGAAAAGGAAATGCAGACAAAGATATGATGTATGAGGCATTTAAAAAAGAAACTAAACTTGACTTGAAAAAGATATTTGATACAGATAAAGTGAGTAATCCTATATCAGATATTGCAGATAGTTATTTTATACAGAAAGTTGGTTATGAAAATTTTAAGAGCAAAAGAAAAAGTTGATAGTATCTATAACGATTTAAGAGAATTAGATTTAAAAGATTTAATTCTTATGCCACCAAATAATTGGCTAGAAGATAGAATGAATGAATTTAATTATTGGGAAAGTTTTAATAAACATGGTATGATTTATCCTATCACCGTATCACCTCATACGGAAGAATGGGTACAAGAAAGATTAAAAAGAGGTAAAACACCTCAACATCTTTTAGAAGATGGTAATGTAAAACCAGGTTTATATGTTCAAACTGGTAATAAAAGGGTATATTGGGCAAGACTAAATAATTATACTCATATAGAAGGCTACTATGTTACAGATAGAGAAGACAAGGCAAAGATAAGAAGTAAACTACACATACCACATACAGAGATACCAAGATGATATTATATTGTGCAGCTGACCCAAAATATTTTGACCTCTATTTTGACCTATGGGAAAAACAAACTAGTAAAATCTATCCAGAATTAAGAAGACATATAGCATTATATAATCCAACAGATGAAGCAAAACAAAAATGTGTCGACCACATGGTTGATTTCAACGATATTACAGAATGGTTTCCAGAAAATCCTACAAAGAATCATTTTTACTTATTAAGGTGGTTATATTTACCATATCTTTATCAACAAAATATATTAGAAACTCAAATCAATTGTTTGCCTGTTAGAGAAATGACATTACCTACAAAAGTAAAAGGTCAATGGCGAATACAAAGACCAAAACCTAAAACAACAACTGGTTTAGGTGGTGTATCAGGCGCTATATTTACACCTGAAGCTGCAAAGAAAGTCGTAGACCAAGCAGTTATAATGTTAAAAAATCCACCAGATACAGACCATGAAATGAATATGTGGCAAATGGAAAACTTACCACAAGAATTAGAAAAATGCGAACACCAGATTAAAGATAAATATGGTATAGAAACAACATTGCCTGAACACGCATTTTGGATTACGGCTAGAACTGCTACAGTATGGTCACATGAAAGAAAATTAGAGGTGTTAAAAAGATTTTGCACATGAAATTAACAGTTATTTTACCATCAGCAGGGAGAGGCACAAGATTAAATCTACCATACCCTAAAGAAATATTAAGATTAGATAGTGATAGTGCCTTAATTGATAATTGTTTTAATTTTTTTAAAGATTATGGTAGAAATCAAGTAGAGTTTGTAGTTGTTATCAATGAAGATAAAACAGATTTAATTAAATATCTAGCTAAGTATAAAGACAGATATAACATAACATTTGTATTTCAAAATCCTAGTGAAAAAGAATATACAGGTGCAATTAAAAGTGCCTATCATGTATTTGGTGAACACAATTTAGTATTACTACCAGATACATTAATGAAGTTACAACCAGGTAAAGATTTATATACATTGGTGACAGAGGCATTAGAAGAAACTGGTTTTAGTTTTTTAATTAAAAGAGAAGAAAACAGAGATGTATTAAAAACAAAAGGTGCAATCTATGTTAACAAAGAAGGTAATGTAGTAGAGTATGAAGATAAACCAACAGATAGAGTTGAATATTACAATTCATTTTGGTGCGCCTTTGCATTTAGAAGAAGAAACTTTTTTGAGTGTATAAATTTTATGGAAAAATCTACACTTAAACAAAAACATACAATAAATGAAATCACACAAACACCAATATTTGGTAGTAAAGTAATTGAAGTTGAAGACTATATTGATTTAGGCACATGGCCTGAAATTAGGAGATTATTGATAGATTATGAAAAAAATAATAACTGATTGTGATGGTGTTCTTTTAGATTGGGCATTTGCTTTTGATGTCTGGATGAGAG